AGCCAACGATCAACGTTTTTTTTAATATCTTTTATATAATCAACAATATATGATGGATCAGTAAATAAAGCATAAGAGAATTCCGCTGGTATATTTAATTTTCTTTTATGATAGTATTTATAACATTTAGGCAAGAGTTCATATCCATAATCAGTATTTTTAGCAAATAAATGAGTCTCATCTGCATATCCTTCGATGCATCGTACTTTCATATTATCTAAATGATTAAATACTTGTTTTTCAAAATCTGAAAAATTGATATAGTTTAACCACTCTTTATAAAAAAGCCCCTCGTCGAATAAGCAAATCTCGTCTAGTTCATCATTAACATTAATAATCAATTCGTATAATTTTATTTTTCTCATAACTTTTAATTTGGTGACGCATCTTTGGAATTCTACCAAACCTTTCTAAATCATGAATTTAGACTGCTCCACAGAGCTGACCGCCATATTTTTAGTTTAATATTAATTCAACTTTTTTATCTACTTTTGCCATTATTTCAGGTTTTAATAGATTTCTTACAATGTTTCTTTCTTCCTCTATTGTCTTTGACTTTCTTTTTAAAATATTTTTAAAAGTTAGTTCTATATTTTCTGGTGTAGGCTCTAAATTATTATTTGCCATTTCTAAAGCAATTCTATATTGCATTTGCTTTCCTTCTGGAGTTAATTTGTTATTTAGGTTAGTCATGATTTTTTTTATTTAAGTTGATTATCTAGCTACCACATTAGAGCTATATGTTGCATAAGCAAATTTTATTAATTTACTTGGTGATGAATGTAATTGACCACCACTCCAATAAACAGCTTTTATACCTTTTAAACTTTCTTTCCAGAATTGTAAACCTTCTTTCAAGCCTTCGTTGTAGTCCTGTTTATTTTTAGCTATTGATTGAATAAATCTTTGTTTGATTTTTAAAAGTTTCATAGTTTTTTTATTTAAGTTTAAGGGAGGTTTTTTGTTTTTCCTCCCTCTTATATTATATATAGTTATTTACTTTTAAATCTATTTGTTGCTTTTGCACTCTTGACCATACTGCAGGAGCTAAGAGCTTAGCTACCTTATCTGCTTTTTGTTCTAAAGTCTCCCTGTCTCTTCTTAATATTTTTTTAAATGTTGCTTTTATATTTTCATGATTTGGCTCAATGTTATTTTCTGCCATTTCAATAGCAATTCTTGATAACATTGTTTTTTCTGATTGTGTAAAGTTAGTCATAGTTTTTTTAATTTAAGTTGATTACTTCTTTAGTATAACTATGCTGATTTTATATGTCAAGTAAATATATGTTTTTTTTACATTTTTTATCCACCGCGTGAGAGATTGGCATCGAAGCCTTATATTCTGGGGGTTGGAATTTTTACTTTTCTTCTGGTGAGAGGTTTATTTGAACATTAACTTTTTCAGAATTTGAGTTTGTGTTGTGTGTTTCTACTTTATCTGCCCATGTACTATCATATCCTTTGGGCTTAAATCTATTCTTCATATTAAAAACAAAAGCTCCATTATTGAAACTGTCTACCATTCCTATTGTTCCTTTTCTGCCCATTTCTTCCCACCATGCTTGGCTTAATGCCCTGCCTTTTTTAATTGAGTCCACAAAGTCTTGTTCTATATCTCCTAAGCTTTCTTTATCTGCTCTTACTAATTTATAGAAAGTTTCTTTTGCGATATCTAATGTTACAATAGCAGCAATATCGCTTTGCCCTTCGCTATAAGCATCTAATATCTTTTTCTTTTTTTCTTCGTTCCAAATTTTGGGAATAAGTCTTGGTCTGCCTGAAACCTTTTTATCATCAGGGTTTTTATATTCTGCCATTAGTGATTCTTTGATATTAACAATACTAAATTGTTTTTATTATACAGGTTTATTATTAATAATCAAGAATTGATTTTCCTTCCTCCTGCCTTCTCCTCAAATATATCATCAAGATCTAATCTAAAACTTTTCATATTTTTATATAGTGGCATTTTATAACCATCAATTCCATTTCTTCTTTTAATAAATTTACTTTTAGCTTTTTCTATTAATCTTTCTTGCTCTTCGTTTATTTCAAAGTTTCTTCTTGCGTTGTAAAAGTTTATATATTGGGTTATTCTAGTCATTTCTATATTATTTACCAGTTGAACCATAGCCACCCCTTCCAGTATCTTCAATATTCTCTACGATCTCCATTTTGCTTGGGTATAGTGGTCTTATTAGCATTTGAGCGATTTTATCCCCTTTGTTTATTGTGTAAGGTTCGTGTCCTGCATTATATAAAATAACTCCTATTTCTTTGCGATATGAGTTGTCTATTGTTCCAGGTGTATTTAATACTGTTATTCCGTGTTTTAGGGCTAGTCCAGAACGAGGGCGAATATCTGCTACTGCGTAACTTAAAATTGGTAAATGATTTAATTCTTGATACTCCCAAAATTCTTGCCCATCTCTAACCCTTCCATCATATTGTTTAGGCAATTCAATCGCTATTCCTGTTTTAACTAGGATTCTTCCTTGTGGATATAGTTTTAATTCATTACCTATATCTGATAATTTATATTTTGCTATGTTTAAAATTACTGGCTCACCTTTTAAATCTGCAACTTTTCGGTTAATTCCGTATTCATCAAAATCTTTTAAATTCTTACAACAAAAACTATCAGCATATATATCCCATAAATCGCCCTCATTCTCTTGAGTCGGTGCGGTTGCTGTTTCTGTTAATAGTTTCACTCTAAATGGTATCATGATTTTTTTATTTTTTTAATATTTCTTTCCAGTTTTTTATGTCTTTATATTCTTTTTTAAACTCTTTTAAGTCTATATTATCTATAACGATTTTTCCTTTCAGATTTTTTAATGAATAAAGTCTTTCATATGTTTTTTTAGTGTCGTTCCAGATTTCACTTTTTTTTACTATATAACCTGCATCTTCATCGTCGATTTTTAGAGTAAAATCTCTACTTAATATTACTTTCATAATTATTTTATTTTATTAATAGGTTTTTCCTTGATTGTAGGCTCAAAAAACATTATTCCCTACCCTGCCAAAGCGAATTTGACTATTTCTAGCATCAAGGACAGTCAAGCACTTCAACCTAAAAAGCACTATGCTACAAAAATAATAGGCAGGAGGGTATTCTTTAATTGATTAATAACCAATCTATAAATCTTTCCATATCTTTCTCGGCTTCTGCTTCGGTTTCTCTATATGGAAATTCGTCTGGGTTATCTATTTCAATCCCGACTGATTTAAAACCCTCAATTTCTTCTCTTATTTCTTTAGCATAAAATAATTTATTTTCTGGATCGTTAAAAAAATCTTGTTCTGACTTATGGGCTTCTTGACTTACAAAAATAAATCTAGGTTTATTATCGGCAAAAAATGTTTTTCTTATTTGGAATAAGCTAAATATATCGTGTTTTTTTTGATATTTTTTTAATTTCTCTTCTATGGAGTTGTTGCAGTAAAGTTCTACTGTGATTGGTTTTTGTTCCATAATTTTATAATTAATTGATTAATAACATTCTCGGGAAGTTCGTATTCTCTTTCCCAAGATTCCCCAAAGACTTTAAATTGTCTGTCAGTTGGTATTTCTCTCCAAGTCAATATTAAAGTTCCTTTATGATCCTTGATTGACTCAAGATTTTTTAAATTTTTAAAAGCTATTCGATCTAATACCTTAATAATTCTATCTACTCTACCTTCAGAATTATCATTTAGTATATTTACATAAACACTATCTTTTTTTAAAACTCTTTTATACTCCATTCTAAAAAGGTATTTCCATCAAATCCTCTGGCTGGTATCCGTTAGCCTTTGCCTGATTATGCTTGTCTACCGCTTCAAATCTTGCTTGATTAATTACCACCTTAACATAAGTAATTGTCTTTCCTGTTTGATCTTGGAAATTATCAACCATTAAGCCAATTTCTGCATCAAATAATTCACCTCGAGAATCCAAAATTGCTCTTTCAGTTTCTCTATCTATTTTAGACTTAAAAGCAATAAATGGCAAGGTTTTTGATATATATTTATCATCTTTTTTAGTGGAAATATTGACTTTTCCTGTAATAGATTTTTCGTTTTCCCTTACTTCAAAAGTGCCTTTTTCGTATTGATTGTTTTCTTTGTTATATGTGTTTGATATTCTTAGTTTTTGCATTATATTAAGTGTTTGATTTTATCTAATTGACTTTCTGTTAGTTCGATAGTTACTTTTTTTTCTTCTTTTATAGTTTTAATTTCTTGATCTAGGCATTTATGTATAGAGTTTTCTCTTATTCCTGAAATTGATTTGCATTCTAAAGAATGGTAAGCTATACAAAAAGCATAATATTCTATGTTGTCAGCTTTGATGTTGCCAGCGGTGATGTTGTAAGCGTCGATGTTGCCAGCTTTGATGTTGCCAGCTTTGATGTCCCAAGCTTTGATGTTGCGAGCGGTGATGTTGTAAGCGTCGATGTTGCAAGGAATTGTACAATCAAAAGTGATTTTCAAATCTTCGTTTAAAACTATTGTATTTGATTCATTAGCTGTTGCAATTAAATCATCTAGTTCTTTTTGTGTTGTTATTTTCATTATTTGTTGATTTAAATTGATTACATGATTTATGTTATAACTTGAAATTCTAAAGGTCAAGCTTTTTTTGATCAAAATAATTTATATCTTTCCCTTCATAATCTATAAAACCTTCTTTTATAATATTAGCTATCTCATCATCAACTTGTTTTTGGATTTCAGAAATATTATAATCTGTTTCTTCGCCATCGCAAAAAACTTCTTTAATATCAGGAGTCCAATCTTCAGAAATACAATCATGCACTATAACTGCAATAATTTCTTCTATTGATTCGCCTTCAAATCCTCCTTTGTTTGTTTCTATTGTGTAAATCATAACTAAATATTTAAGCATTGTCTAACCTCATCATTGTTATCATAAAGAGATTTACAATGATCTACCCCATAATTAAAAGCAATCATAATACAAACAACGAAAGTTAAAACCATTACAGTTGCTATTGCTGTGTCTTTTAAATTTATCATAATTAATTTTATTTGATTGTTAATTCTTTTAACTTTTCCGAGCCATCTTTTAACTCTTCAATGTCTAGTTTTAATTTATCAATATCTTTATCTAAAGATTTTGTTAATCTTTCTAATTCTTTCAATAATTCTAACATATTTAAGGGATTAAAGTTAATTACAATATCTAGTTTATAACCTACAATTCCAAATGTCAAGTTTTATTTGCAAAATAATTTTTATAATATTAAAATGTGTTCGGGTGGTTTTTCACACTTCTAACATTCTCCACCCGTAGGGGTGTAACCTATCTATGATTTAAGTTGATTACAGCACCCCTAAAATTAGATTTTCATTTTATCTAATTATAAGTTGCATGATAAAGGGAGGGGGTTTTGGTTTTCCCCCTCCTGATATTTGCAGTTATCTTTGTTTAAAATTTCTTGGCCAAAATTTTAAAAAATAATCACTTGACAAATAAAATATAGAGTGGTAAATTATACTTAAACATAAAAAGAATTACCCCACAGATAATTTTATCTGATGTAGATAATTCTAAAAATTTTTTAATTATTTCTGGCATAATTAAAAAATTAATATTACATAAATTGTGAGATAATTCTAAAAATTTTTTAATTATTTCTCTCATAATTAAATTATTCTCCCGTGCCGTAGTCGTTTTACTTCTACGGCTTATTTTTTCTTAATTTTAACATATCAGCTTGTAAAGTTAGTTAAATAATTAACTTAAATAAAAAAGCTATGAAAAAAAAATTAGAAACTTTCTTTGTTTAAAATTTAGCGCGATAAATTTTAAAAAATAATCACTTGACATTTAAAATCATTTAATAAATACTTACTTTGTCTGGACTGATAATAAGACATTTTTTTCTTTATGGAAGTGAGAAATCAGTCCCTCACTTCCGCCACTAAATACAGGACTGATGACTAAAAACACTTCTAAAAGCTTTATTTTACATAAAGATAGTTTATCCATTTTAAACAAGATGGAAGATAAGCAAGCTGGACAACTTTTTAAAGCTATTTACTACTACCAAATCAATAATAGATTACCAGAAGATATTGATCCTGTTTTAGACTTATTAGCTACGACTTTTATAAATCAATTCAAAAGAGATCAAGAGAAATACGAAGAAAAATGCAGGAAAAACAAGGAGAATGCTAAAAAGCGATGGAATGCGACCGCATGCGATGGTATACAAACGAATGCGAAACATGCCCATAGTGATAGTGATAGTGATAGTGATAGTAAGAAAGATAGTAAATTAATAGATAAACAATTTGAAGAATTTTATAATAAATACGGAAAAAAGAAAAGTCCTAGTGATGTTAAAAATAAACTCAAGACAGCATTAAAGAAAGACAGCTTTAAGAATATCATGTCAGGATTAGATAGCTATATTAAAAATAGATCGAAAGACAGTCAATTCTGGAAATATCCTGCGACATGGTTAAATCAAGAGTGCTGGAAAGATGAATATAATCAATCAAAATCAAACAGAGAGCAACACACAACCGATTTAATCAATAAAATGATGAATGACACATTGATAAATAAAATAGAGGTCACACACTCAAATAAGGCAAAGTTATTTATGACCAAAGATAATTTTTATAAATATAATTCATTTTCTAACGATCTTAAAGAAAAGATATTAAATTCTTTAAAAAACGAATTGGGGGTTAATGGGTTAGAATACAATTTTTAATTATGACTATTTATCAAAATCAAGAAGCAGAACAAGTAATATTAGGAACTGCAATAATGAATAACAGCTTATTATTAAATGTAGCTGATATTTTAGAATCAAAGCATTTTTCTTATATCGAGCATCAAGAAATTTGGAAGGAGTTTATAAGAATAGGAAGGGAAGGGGGAACCGCCGATCCAGTGACACTTAAAAACTTTATGCAAAACAATTCGATATTTAAAGATTTAGGAGGTTCTAAATACTTAATGACATTAATGCAGTTAGCAAATGGAATTGCTGATTTAAGAAGTTATGCCAAAACATTAATTGAGTTATGGCAAAAAAGAGAGTTTTACGAATTAATAGAAAATTGTAAAAACGAATTACAAGAAAAAAGTTTTAACTATTTATCATCAGACTTCCAGAATAAAATTGCAGGACTAGAATTTCAAGAACCTAAAAAACAAACGCAATGCACCTCTGACATTCTTGACGATCTTGACAAAGAAGATGCAGAGAATTTGAGTGATAAATTTGTAGAAACAGGATTCTATAAATTAGACAACCTTATAAATGGCGGACTTTATGCAAAACAACTTTATATCATAGGGGCAAGACCGTCCGTCGGCAAAACCACCATAGGGCAAAACATTATATTAAATGCAAGTCGATCAGGTAAAAGATGTCTTTTTATTTCGCTAGAAGTAGATAAAAGAAATGTAATGTATAAATTTTTATCAAACATGAAGTCTATTGATAGTTGGAAGATTCAGAAAAAATGCCTAAATCAATCTGAAGTAGCAGATTTGCAAGAAGCTAAAGAAGAGTTGAGAAATATGAAAATATATGTCAATGATTCATCTGGACTAAATATAACACAAATTAAGCAGATTATTAAAAACCAGATAGACAAACAACCAGTAGACTTGGTAGTTGTAGATTATATTCAAATTATGAAAGGTGAGGACACTAGAAATAAAAATGAATCTTTAATAATAAAAGAGAACACAACAGCCTTAAAATCAATAGCAAAACAATTCGATATTCCAATTTTAGCATTAGCACAGATCAACAGAAAAGCAGTTGAAGGAAGTAATCAAGAGCCAACAATTAATGACTTCAAAAGTAGTGGAGGTATAGAAGAAGATGCAGATGTTGCTATGATATTACACAGAGATAGAAGAGAAGATAAGGAGGACGGGTATTTTTCAGACTCTGGAAAGATAATAATTGCTAAGAATAGACATGGACGAACAGGTGTCTCAAATGTGATGATTCAAGGTAATTTTGGAAGATTTTTAGAAATAAATTAAATAAACATGGAGCATATATCAAAATCAATAGAAAGAATTTTACAGGAAATAAAGGATAACAACATTAAATTAAAATAATTAATATTTTATGCTTGACATTTAGAATTTCAGGTTATAAACTTAATTATGTAATCAATTTAATCAAAAAATTATGACAGAAGAAAAAAAACTAAACTATTTTGAGCAATTAAACAATATAAATGTTCAAGACAAAATTGAGAAAAAAGGTAATCTATCTTATTTATCATGGGCTTTTGCTTGGGAGCAATTAAAAATAAAACATCCTAAATCACAATATAAAGTCTACGAAAGAGAAAACGGAATTATATATTGGACAGATGGAAAGACCGCTTGGGTTAAAGTGTCTGTTACCGTTGATGATATAGAGCATATAGAATATTTGCCAATAATGGATTATAAAAATAAATCAATTCCAGTCGATCAAGTTAGTTCTTTTAATGTTAATACATCTATTCAAAGAGCATTAACAAAGGCAATAGCAAGGCATGGATTAGGTTTATATATCTATGCTGGTGAAGATATACCATCAGCAGAAAAAGATGATATTTTAGAAGAGGAAAGACAATCTTTATATGATGAGTGTAAAGAGTTAAGAGATATTATTATAGGCGAGTTAGAAATGGCTATTGATTTAGGTAATTTAAGAGCAATTTGGGAAGAGAATGAAAAAGACATAAAAACTTTAAAAAGCAGAATGCCTAAAATGCACGAAGCGGTGGAAAAAAAGAAAGAAGAATTAAAAACTAAATTACAATAATTATGGGAATGTTTGATGAAATAAATTGTAAATATCCTTTACCAAATTCTGATCTTATAGATACTAGTAATTTCCAGACTAAATTTAGAAATTACTATCTTGATGAATATTCTTGTCAAGATAAATTTATCATATCTGAGGTTGGTGATTTAATTTTAAATGATAAAATATATCATTTTACGGGTTGGATGGAATTTCATACTTACAAAGAGTACACTGATCCAGCAAATGATAAAATTAAATATTGTGTTAGTTTTGAGTATTGGGCTGAATTTTTTAGAGGAAAATTATTTTCTGTTAAAGATTGCACAACAGTAGAATTGAAAGAGGTTTCTTGTAGAGAAGTAAGTTATGATGAATTTAGTAAAAGAATAAATTCGGATTATTGGAATCAGTAATTAATTTTAGATAAAAACTAAATTACAATAAAAATGACTATAAAAGACAAAATTTTTGATAAAGAAGTAATAGAATATATTGCAGATTTAGGTATAAATACGGATGATATAGATAGATTGCAAAAAAAGAAACTTAAGGAATATGCAATATCAGTTTTAAAAGAAATAACAAATGCTATTGAGCAAGATAACTTTTCTTTAATTAAAAAACACTTAGTATTCTCACCAGCGGGTGATTGCATGGGTTATGATAATACCTTTATAGATTTTGGTAAAGTTACTGGATCTACGATGGATATTGAAGATTTAGTCTATTATTTAACAGGTAAGCGGTTAGATATAAAAAGATAAACTCAACCGAACAATAAAAATGACTATAAAAGAATTGGAAAATAAAATAATTTCTATTAGTAACTTGGTAGATAGATTTGATGATCTTTTTAAGAATAACAAAACTATTCCTACCAAGTATGCTAAAAAATTTCTAAACAACCTAAAATTACAATTAAATGAAATCAAA